CTTAAATCAAAAGTTATTAAAACAAAACAAAATCAAGAATTATCCAAAAGAAAAGAATATATAAAAAAATCGGTCCAAAGAAGGACCGAAATTTTAAAAGCCGTATATAAAGAAAATAAAAGAATTAAATAGTTTCGTATAATTTTTTCATTTTCAAATAAGTTAATTGCGAAAAAATTTCGTTTTTAATTTTATTCGTGGTTTCTTGTAATGTTTTTAAAGTTTCAACATCTTTTTCTTTATTTTCCAAAATAGTTAATTTTTGTAAAGTTTCATTTTTTAATTCGTTAAATTTGCTCTCGAGTGATTTTGTGTCTTCGTTTAATAATTCAAACAATTCTTTTTTTGTTTCTTCACTTAAATTTTCTATATAATTTTTTAAAATTTGGTTTCCAACTTTTACCATTGAGCTAATTGGAATATTTGCAGATTCTTTAATTTCTTTTTTTGATTGAGTTAAAGTCTTAACAATTTTTTTTTTATTTGATAATCTATCATTTAAATAAATTGTTCTATTTGTAAGATAAACTAAATCGTCTAATTTTTGATAATCATTTTCTTTTCCTTCAGTTACTATTTTAGGAAATTTTGTTTTTGGTAATATAGATTTTATTAAAGAAATTCCTTCTTTCAAAAATTCGTGAGCGTCTTGTTCATTAAGACCCTGTGGTTTTGAAAGTTCATCGTAAAGTGAATATACTTTTAATAAGTTTTTATTTTCTAAAACTTGAACTTTAAATTCATTCAAAATTTTTTTAAACTTTCTTTCATCTTTATAAGATTCAGCAAGTTTTTTTTCGTAATATGTTTTTAATTTACCTAATGTCATCTTATTTGTTTTATAATAAATATTAGGAATTTAGTAACTTATCTAATGCTGAATTCATTTCAATCAAAGAATCTTGACCTTTGTCAAAATCTATCATTTTAGAACCACCTAATAGATTTTTTTCAACTAAAATATTCATTTTATTATTCATGGATTCAGGTGTGACCGTTCCTTCTTCTCCACCCGCAGGAGGAGTTTCAGGTGCTGGAGGTGGCGCTCCTCCACCAATTTCTTCACCTCCCATAGGAGCTTCAGGCATTCCACCTTCAGGACTTGGTGCTGTTCCAGCGGTTGCAGTGCCACCTGATTGATTACCATATAATTTATCAACAGTATCAAAAATACCTGTTTTGGTGATGACTGTTGGTGTTCCTTTAAGTTCTTCACCAATAGCCCTTTCAAATCTTTGTTGTAATAAATCTGTTTTGATTTCTTCGTCAGACCAACCAAATACGTGTTTTTTAGCCCAAGTTGCAGATGTTGCAGCAATACCATTTCCAGGGTCTGAAACCAAATCTTTATATAACAACATTTTTTCTTTCCACACATCAATTTTTAATAAATCCGCTTGTGTAGATGGGTTTGTAAGACCTAAAGTGAAATTTGATAACTCATCTTCAAAACCTAATAAAAACAAATGTACAATTGCTATTTTATTTAGCTCTTGTATCATACTTTTTTGAATACGGTTAATTGTTCTTGCAAAACGAATATCCTGTAAAGATAAATTTTTACCTTCACCCACAACTTCTTCAAACCCTAAAAATGCTTTAGGAACTCTTAATGCCGTCAATAATTTCTTTTGAATATACTCAATATCCGCAATTTCAGAAAGGTTTGTTGCACCTGGTAATGTTGTAATTGGGTCAGGTGCTGCGGGGTCTCTTACAGGAATAAAATAATCTTGGTCAACCGCCATTTGATTGAACCTCATGTCTACATTACCTGTATTTTTATCAACAATCTGTTGACGTTTAAATTTGTCTGCAACCCTATTTACATATGCTTCAACATCCTCATCGTTCATGTTTCCAACAAATATTTTAAACATTCTTCTTTCAGGGGCTCTTGATGTTCTGTATATTAACATAGCATCTTCTGATAACAATAATTGTTTCCAAATTCTTCTCGCTTTTTCAAGCATTGACGTTCCATACGGAAGTTTTCTGTCATCACCTAGTAATCTAAAGTGAGCAATTTCCCAAGATTGGAAAGTCATATTTTTATTTTTCCAAGTGAACGTAAGAGCTTTTTTTGCTTCATTTTTTCCCAACTCCACAGGGTGTTTATCACCCATACCAACTTCTTTTCTTTCTATTTCAATATTTGGTAATTGTTGACAACCAACAATTCCTTTTTCGGGGTCAAGTTTTAAATAAACAAAATTATCACCAAATTTACAAGTATTTCTTGTCCACATCGGTAAATTTGTATTAATATCCAATATATTGTTAAATAAATCGGCCAATACAGATTTAATTCTTTTTGATTCCGAATAAATCTGCAACATATAACCATCTTCATTTACTGTGGTACACTCTTCTGCGTATATATCAAGTGCTGCGGAAATTTCGGGAGTATACTCCATAGATTCGTAATCATAAGTTGAAGACAATCTGCTCGGTTCATAATAAACCGCCTGAGAGTACATGTTATTTTCAACTTTCGCCCATTGTTGAGCCAAATAAAAACTTTGTTGAGCCTGAAGTTTTTCTTTTTCGAATTCTTCCTTACTTTTTGTTCTTAATAATTCTTTTTTATCAAGTTTAAATTGGGGATAATCTTGACCTAATAAAGAGTTGGGACCTAATGTTTGTCCCAATCGTTGCCATATCGTTAAATTGTTATTATTTTCAGCCATATCTAAATTTAGTTAATCAACCAGATAATATAAATAGTTACATCCCCCCAAACAACCATCCATATTTTTTGTAATCTTCTAATGCGGGTCCTTGTTTTGGAAAATGACCCATTTTTGGTGCTCCTTGTGGAATAAGGGGATTAAAAAATTCTGAAGAATTTGAATTTTCTTTAATCATTGTGTCCCAAGAATTAATCATTGCTTTTGTGTGATTTATGTTCTTATTAAGTTGTTGAAAAGATTTTTCACCCACATAAATTGCCATGGATATTGCCATAATACAATCATCGTGTCCATTCTTTTGGTGGTCTGGTCTACCATTCATATACACAAAACCATTCATTTCATTATATAAACGGGTTGACCTAACATTAAATTTATGTCTTGCAGCTTCTTCTAATGATGCAATTATTTGAACTCTTTTTGAGTTAAAATTAATACCTGGTATTTTTTCGTTAAGTTTGGGGTCCCATTTCCATTTATTTTGTGTGTCAACATTATCAACATACATTCCACCCTTATACCCCATTTCTTGAAGTTTTCTTGATGTTGCAACTCCCATTCCACCTGTAAGGTCAGTTACACAAAATGCGTTATACATTGTCCCCCATTTATATGCAATTTCTGCCACAATATCAGGAGGAACTTTACCCACATATTCTAATACCTGTTCTCTTTCATCAAAATCAATAATTTCAATACAACTAAAATCTTCTGAATCGCCTCTTGATACGTCTATACCCATAACATATTTGTGTCCAACTTCTGGTTCGTTGAATATCCATAAAGCATTTCCCATAAGTTTTGCTTTTGGTTCTCTGACAGTTTCATTTTTTAAATAAGCTAAAATTTCTGAATCAAATACATTATCACCCGAACTTAAAAAGTTACATTCCAATTCTTGGGCAACTTTTCTTCTGTCAAATTTTAATTTTTTAACCATTTTTTCAAACCAATCTGAACATGGTTTGAAACCTTCAGAAATGTATTTTTTTGTAATTTCATGGTCTCTTTCATATGCGTTATCTACCGTTAAATCAATTATTTTGTCAGAACTATATTCCTCTTTGTTCAAAAGGTAATGAACCAAATCTGTGGTTTTTACCATATATAAATCTTTGGTATATCTTGGGTCTTTAAACCAAAACATTTCTGATATTTTAAAATCATTAATATTTCTTAATGCTTGGTCATAAATTTCATAATAAATTGGGTCTTGCCCGTTTGGTGTGGATATAACAATAACTTTACCACCTGTTGAAAGCGATGCCATACAAGCTGCCCAAAAATCAGAATCTGCATCAATAAACGCCGCCTCATCAAAAATAAGAATTGTGGGAGTATAACCACGAAGTGCGTCTTTTGAGGTTGCAACCGCCTTAACTTCACAATCATTACTCAATTTAAAATGTCGGGCGGCATTTTTTTCATTTGAAAAACCAATACCTACCCAATTAGGCCACTGCTCAATAAACGCCCTCACTTTGTTTGCCATTTCAACGGAAGTATCTAATTTATTGGCAATAATCAAAACTTTTTCAGGTTTTGATTTTTTGGAAAACGCCAATTTTTTTGACACCCAAGCAGCAGTTACTGTAGATACACCCGCCTGTCTATATTTTAATGCAATATTTTCATTAAAGTTTTCATAATCTTCAATTAATCTAATTTGGTCCGGAAATAAATCTAACGGAACATATTTTGATACCGTATTATCAAAAGTTTGTAAATAAGTTCTTAAAGCATATGGAGTATCTCTCATACACTTTGTAACTTCAATTATTAATTGTTCTTTAGTCATACCTATAAATATGAACCCCTCCGAAAAAGGAGGGGTTTTTAATTTTAAGACCTTGTAATTCCAAGTCCACCTAAAAAATCATCTAAATCATCATCATCTTCGTCATCCTCGTCTCCACCTCCTAATGATTGTTCTAATTCTTGTTCTTTTAATTCTGATGTAATTTCATTTACCATTCTTTGTATTACCTGTTTTCCTTTTGGACTATCAGATAAAATTGATTTAGCCAAAGTCATAAATTCATCAGTACTTAACATAGAAAATCTACTAAATAAATAATTTTGAATAATTTTTTTGTCTTCCTCAAATAATTCATCAGGATATGATGCCAAAAACTTTTCCCAAAAAATGGGACCTAATCTAATATCCCAAATTTCTGCCGGTAAAGTATCTTCAGAGGCAACAACCATTTCTGCTCTTCTTGGGTCGTCAGGTAATCCGTGAGCTCCCAAAATATCATAAACACCTTTTAATAACTCATGAACCAAAATTGGAAAACTTGAAGCCTTTGCTTTTACTGTTGGCGGGTCAGTTTGCAAATCTACTTCTTCTTGTCCTGCTTGTCCTTGTCCGGAAGCAGCCATTTGATTAACCATATCTTCAGGGTAAAGCCAATATAAATAATCCAAACTTGCCATACTAACACCATACAAATTCATTAATTGGGGATTGATTGCCTCAATTTCATTTCTTACAAGTTCAAACATGTAATGTCCTTTCTTTGCAGCGCCTTGAATAAGAGAATTCATAAATCTTCTTTTTGCTTTCTCCATATCAAATTTTTCAAAAGCATCTACAAAATTTTCTAATTCCTCGGAGTGTTCAGGTGCTTCTTGAAATGCATCTTCAATATCTTCTTCGTCAAATTCTTCAGATTCACCTCTCATGTTTTCAGCCGCCCTTATTGAACCCATCGGAACTAACTCTGCTATAAAATTAATTTTTCCTTCAGGAATTCCCATTTCTTTTTTTACAAGATTTATTGCTAATTGTTCTAATTGTTGTTTGTTTTGTTGTTCAATTTGTGCAATTTGTTGCATCATTCTCATAGCACCCATCATAAGGTTCATAAAAGCATTCTGGCCTCTTAAAGGTTGTCTTGTGCCAGCATATCTTTGAAATCTGTCAACAACGTCTTTAAATCTTTTTGATGCCACAATTTGGTCAAAGTTTTTTTCCCCTTTTGGCATCGCTGGGTGAGTAGAAAAAGGAGTTCCACTCATTTCTAATTTTCTTTGAATGCTTGGGTCCATCCTTTCAGGATAGTCACCATAATCAACTTGTTCTCTGTATATTCTTTTTTTCATATTATTTTAATTTGAGACCCATAGAGTTAAATTTTAACCACTCAGGCATTTTAGTTTTTGCTTTTGGTGCGGGTTGCTTACTTGGGTCGGGTCTAAATGGGTCATGTGGTTTTGGTTTTGGAGGAGTTTTGGTTCCTGGTTTTGTTGGGGCTTCTTTTGGTTTCGCAGGTGCGTCCATTA